ATAGACGGCTCATGGTACGAGGAAGAGTACAGTAGAAAATGGTATCGTCATCAGTATATCGATACTCCTGAACCTGATTGGGCTAAACAGAGCAAGGATTATTATATCGGGTTGATGATTGCGTATGCAGGGTTGATGCCAACTATGAAGGTGCTTGATCTTGGATCGGGTGTCGGGCAGGTCATGAACGCATGGCGAAGACGGGAGTTTCATAATATCGAGGGGGTCGAAATTTCTAAAACAGCCGTTGAAGCAAGTGGTGATCCGTTCATTAGAGTTGGCAGTGTAGCTGATCTTCCGTATGAGGATAAGTCTTTCGATGTTGTAACATCCCTTGCTCTTCTGGAACATATTGATGAAAGTATTATCGATAAAGTACTTTCAGAAGTTGTCAGGGTCGGAAAGAGACAGGTACATAATATAGGTATGGACAAAGGTACTGATCCAAGTCATATAAATATTAAAAGTCCTGATACATGGTTACAGTATTTCAAAAGGAATATGGACGCTGATAATGCTCTTCTATCGTATTTACCTGATCCGTTATTTAATACGACACCTATAATAATCGGGTTATACAAGGAAGAAATAACACATCCATTGTTTAATGCATTTAATAAGACGGTCAGGGAACCTATTGAATTTTAGGAAACAGTATGAAGAAATTAGGTCAATTAAATTGTACTATAAATGCTGTGAGTTTAGGTATTAAAGTAACAGTTGAAATTTGTATAGAGTGTGGAGGTGTTATTACTCCAAAAAATATTAGTAATATTTATCTTAAATGTAAGTGTGAGAAAAGGAATCATGCCAGCATACGAAGTTGAGACAGTAACAGAAGCATTAAATCATGAAATAAGAATCTGTATGAACTGCAATGCTCGGATTGTCCAACGTGAGACCGATGAAATTGGAACTATTTATTTTGAATGTACCTGTAGCACATGGAGAAGTATTGAAAAGGATTACGGTATCGATATTGAACGGTACAAGTTCAGTAGTCAGGCAGAGAAGGACAAGTACTGTAGTAAAAATGGAAGGGAAATACATCCGATAATTAAGATACGACATCCGCACATTAATAACCGGGTTGTTATGATGGAATTGGCTGAGTGTGATGAATTCATATTGGATGATGGTACAAAGTACATGGAAGCTTATGACGGCCCCTGTGACACGATGTTAGAGTTAGGTTCTCATGTTGGGTGTAGTACGTTATTCTTTGCTGCTGAAAAGGGCTTTAAACGGATAATGGCAATAGAAGCACATCATGAGAATTTTAGGAATCTGGTACGGAACACGTTTAATAATCAATTGAACGATATTATCCGTCCATTCTGGTCAGCGGTTGCAGCAAAGACAGGGGAGATTCGTTCTTTATCTTGGGCGAACTCCGGTCTTAATCATGGTCAATACGGTACGTTTTTCAGATCGGATAATCATCCTAATGCCGGATTTGTACAGACGATAGGATTTGAACATATACTTTCTCTCTTCGATACCATTGATGTATTGAAGGTGGATATTGAAGGTAGCGAGTACGAGATATTCAGCCCGAATAACGGTTTAAAGGAAACACTGAAGCGGGTTAGATTTATAGAGCTGGAAACACACGCTCCGAATGACGCTTTTTTTACAGACAAGCAGTTCGCCGAGTACGGATATCCACATCAGGGAACGGCAACTGGTATCTTAAAGAACTTCTTAATTGATTGCGGTTTTGAACTTAATTTTCGGGATGTGTCTGATGGTGGTATGCAGGGGTACAATAAAAACTTTAGGGGGAAAACACAAAATGGAAAACATAATCGATGTAATTTATGACTGGATTGAATCTATTGAAGCGATAATAAAAAGACACACTATTGTAAAACCTATCATCGGTGAAAAAGGTGGTGAGGTATCAAGAGGCTGGATATTTGAAGTAATTACGGCGATAAGCTTAACCTTTAAAAGACATGAGACGAAGGACGGTGTTTTAGGATTTGCTTATATGACAGGGCTTATATTATTAAGCTGGTACTTCAGAACTCACTTTGCAAAGACCTGTGATCCACGAAGATCAATAAAGGATAGAGAAGAAGCCTTTAGACAATTAGTTGGAAATATGGAATCTCTTTTTGAAATGCTTAAATTAGAAGTTACAGAAAAAGATAAAGAGGTTTTTGATCAAGAATGGGAGCCGATTGAATTTAAAAAGGAGGAAACTGAAAATGACTAACGTATGTTGTCTTGCTTGTGGAGCGGAGTTATACAAGATTAGAGAACTAATACCGTATTTTTGTGAAGGTCAGTTAGTTATAGATTGCCCTATTTGTAATGTTATAACACGAGTATTTATAACTAATAATGGTGAAATTGCTTTAGTACCAGAGACATTTGAAGTAGCCGGTGATCCTTCCGAAACCGAAAAATATACTGGTACTCCTCCCTATGGAACGGGAGATTGATAATGCAAGAAACTGTCGGGATAAGAACTGTTGAAAACGGCTCTCATCCTTATCAATTTGAATGGGCTACATACTATACTACTTGTATCTGTGGGGAAGAAATTTGGTTAGGTGGAACGGTAAGGCGATTAGTAGAGCAGGGTGATATTGAATTAAAATGTCGGGCTTGTCCAAGGGTAATAAAGGAGAAAACACAATGCGAAAGATAACCACAATAAACAGTATTGAGATATCGAGTTTGTGTAATAATAAGTGCCCATACTGTCCATCACCGATTCAGGGAGAACATAGAAAAGTCGGTCTTATGGATGTTGAAGTGTTTAAAATAGCGATAGGTTGGGTACGGCATTTTGTAAAACATGGAACACAAAAGGAGTTAAACCTGTTTGGTGTAGGCGAATCAACATTACATACTGAACTTGTGAGTATGGTTGAATACGCGAAGTTAAAGTTACCTGTAGCATTACCTATTCATTTGAATACAAACGGAAAGTTAATGACACAGGAATTAGCTGTCGGTTTAAAGAGAGCCGGTATCAGTCATATAGATATAACCGGGCATGATGCTTATATCACGGCAAGAACGATTAAGATATTCAAGGATGTTGGAATCGAAGGTCAGCTTTCTTTTGATTTTATAACACAGCCTAACAATTGGGCTGGTCTGGTAGATTGGTTTGAACCGGATTACAGTTATCCTTGTCAATGGCTCCGAGATGGTCAGGTCATGATAATGAGTAGTGGAGATGTAACCACGTGTTGTATTGATGCCTTTGGAGAAGGTATTTTTACTCATGTTGGTAAAGATATAACACAGGCTTACTCACAGCCACACAAGCTTTGTGATGGCTGTCATCATGAAGTACCGGAGGATATGAAGAATATTAAAATGGTGGCTTAATGAGTAATGAAATTATTAAATTTAAATATTATCATGATGGTGGGCCACATATTGCGGAATTTTTAATGGAAGATCTAAAACATAATGATAAAAGAGGTATTTTTATTCATGTTTCGGATTTAACGGATCATTTTCGCATTAAAGATATTTTATTAGATATATTTAATACGAATAAAATAAAGGAATAATTAACGGGCAATCCGATAAGCTATCGGGTTTCTTAATAAGAGAATAAAAAGGGATGCTGGTGAGAGCTCACCCTCTAATCAGTCATCCCTTTTTGTTTGCCCAAAGGAAGGAGATTATAAAATGCCTTATGAAACAATATCAGATTTACCGGACACTATAAAAAACAGTTTACCAACGGCTGCTCAAAAAGTATGGCTCGAAGCTTACAATGGTGCAGAGAAACAAGGACAGGATGAAGAGACTCGGGCAAAGGTTGCTTGGACGGCTGTTAAGAACGGATGGGAACAGGTTGATGATAAATGGATAAAGAAACAGGCTGAGAAAACTCCGTCCAAGAAACATGATTTTGATGCTGAGATCTTCAGTGTAGGAACATGGAACGGTGATAAATATACAGTAGCCGATCTTGATGATATAGTAGATAATTTTAGCAAATTAAAAGGTATTGTCAAACCGCCTGTTAAGTTAGGTCATAATGAAGAGCAAATGGCTGATGGTAACCCTGCTCTCGGATGGGCGGCTGGTTTAAAACGTGTCGGTGAAAAACTGATAGCGAGTCTTAAGGATGTTCCTGATATTGTGTATCGGGCAATTAAACAGGGTTTATATAAACGTGTTAGTTCTGAAATATTTTGGAATTATAAACACGAAGGAAATATATTTAAACGAGTATTAGCGGGTGTTGCTCTATTAGGAGCCGACATCCCGGCAGTTACAAATCTGGAAGATTTAGAAGCATACTTAACTCAATCCACCTCTAACAAGGGATCGTTTGAGAAGGTTGCCGTATATTCTTTCAATCTGGATAAGGACAGCAAGATAACTGATAACGATAAAAAGAGGAGTAAAAACGTTATGTCAGAAGAAGACAAAAGACAATTAACTGAGTTAAAAGCTAAGGTGGATGCTGCTGAAAGTAAGCAGAAAGAAGCCGAAGTTGAAGCTGAAGAAGCTAAAAAGACAGCAAAGGAGTACAAGGACAAAATGGACGCTGCCGATAAAAAAGCTTCCAAGGAACTCAAAAAAACCCGTACAAAAGAATTCAAACTCTTTTGTGAGGATATGGTTAAGGACGGCAAGATGCTTCCAGCTCAACGTGACGTGATAGTTGCGGAACTTGACAAGGAAGAGTCTCATCTTTACATAGAAGCAACCGGGTTCGGATTATCCTTTGACACTTTTAAAGCCTATGCGGAGCTGATCAAAAAAGTTCTTGATGAGAAAGAGTACGGGCTTATGGATAAAAGGAACAAGGACAAAGACTTCACGGATGCGTCCAAGGAACTTGATGCAGCTGCTAAAAAATATATGAAGGAAAATAAAGAAACTGATTTAGCTACGGCTATGGCAGCAGTTCTTGATGAAGACGATGATCTTGCCAAACGTTACGAAAAACACTCTAAGATTGCAACTGACGAGGGGGGTGATTAGCGATGGGAACTGAAAACACACGAATGAATACAACTATTCAAGCGTTGGAGGATCTTAACTCTGGTCACCAGTACCACGCCATTGCTTTAGTTGACGGTAAGCTCGCCAACAGTGGTGAGGAAGCAAGTGGAATCTTGTTAAACAAACCGAAAAGTGCGGAATTTGCAGCACTCGGATATATCGGTGAGCTGAAGTTCGCTGCCGGTCTTGCAATATCCAAGGGTTCGAAATTGACCGTAACAACATCGGGTTGGTTAACTACTGCCGACAGTAATGACCCTATTGTCGGTGAAGCGAAAGCTGCCGTAACATCCGGTTCAGTCGGAACTGGTCTTTTTGCATTTCCGACTGCAACTGATAAAGCAATGTACTTCCCATTCGAAGTAACACCAACCGTTAATGTACTTGCGGGTACTGGCTATTCTTTGGACGATAATAAGTGTGCCGATAACGGTGAAGAATGTGATGGTGTCGCTATCACTGCATTATCTTCCGGTGTTGCCGGTAATATTGCGATAACGGGAGTAATCGGTGTTCGATATGCCGATGTGACAAGTGCCGGTGACCAGTTAAGTGTCACAGGATCAGGATATTTTTCAATTCTATCATCGGGTTATTACGGAGTTGGGAAGTGTCTTGCAAACGTAGCTTCTGGTTTAGTCGGAGATGCCCTGATAACACCGGGCTTTGATTATACCGGAGTTTAATGGAGGGTTTTAAACATGGGATATGAAAATAAATACCGTGTGACTACAATTCAGGCCCTCGAAGATCTTAATACCCATCAGTATCAAGCTATTGCACTTGATGATGGGGAGATCGCTAACAGTGGACAAGAGGCAGTTGGAATTCTGATCAACAAACCCAAGAACGGAGAACACGCGGAAATCGCCTATGAGGGTGAGATTAAGTTCCGGGCAGGGGGAGCTATCAGTATTCATAAGCCTATAACCGTTACTACATCCGGCTATTTTGTCGATGCAGGGAGCGGATATTTTGTTGTCGGGAGAGCTAAAGCCACGGTGACATCGGGTTCTATTGGTACAGGGCTATTTAACTTTAAAACGCCGATTTACGCATATTCAAGCTCACAAGCTTGGTAAATCGTACTAAATAAGGAGAATTTTGCTATGGGAGCAACAGGAAGAGATGTTCATGTTGACGTGGCGTTGAGTAACGTGGCGATAGCCTATAGACCGGAGGGTATGATCGCAGATCAGATCGCTCCAATTGTACCCGTCAACAAACAATCAGATGCTTATTACATTTGGAGTGCTGCCGATGCCTTTAGAGTTGAGGATGACAAGCGGGCTCCTGCAACCGAAGCAAACGTAATTACCAGATCAGTAAGTTCCGGTACTTTCTTTGCTGATAACTATGCCCTTAAAGATCGTATTCCGTATGAGGATATCGAGAACGCTGATGCGGGATTTATCTTTACAGAGCGTGCTTCAAGAACTCAGTACGTGAAAGATAAGTTGATGTTGTCAATGGAGTATCGAGTTGCTATGCAGTGTACTTCCGGTAGTAATATCGGAAGTTACGATACGACAAACTCAGCATGGACGGATTACACAAATGCAAGACCGATTGCCGATATCAAAACGGGTATGAATGTCGTTGAAGACACTACCGGTCAGCGTCCAAACAGTATTATCTTTGGTCGTTATGCATGGCGTCACTTCGTGGAAAACAGTGATGTGATAGACCGTGTATATGGTAATGTTACCAATGGCAAGACAGCCCGGATGATCGGTATCGAACACGCAAAGGCTGTATTCGAGTGTGACAGGGTACTTGTCGGTGGTGCGTATTACAACTCCACCGAAGAAGGACAAACCCTTTCATTAAGTCAACTCTGGAACGATAATGTGCTGATATATTATGCACCCATGCGTCCTCGAAAGGACGTGCCTTCGTTCATGTACGCTTTCCGTTGGAATAAGGTCATGCAGATGACAGCAGCAGTCCATCAGTTACCAAGGGCGAAGGCTGAAGAGGTAGAACTCGGCTATTACCAAGATGAGAAAATCACTGCGAGTACGTTAGGATTTCTTATCACCGGAGTCGGTTCAGCTCAATAATTTGTAACGGTGACGTAATAATAATAACGGAGAGGGTGCGATTCCCTCTCCATTTTCCATTATTCAGGAGGAAAAAATGTTAACGAATCAGGCAAAAGCATTAGGTATTCATCCAAGTTGTAAGAAAGAAAAAGAAGATGATGTCACTGAAATTAAAGGCGTGGATGTTACGGCGGACGAGGACATCAAGGAAGACGAAGACATCAAGGAAGACGAAGACATCAAGGAAGACGAAGACATCAAGGAAGACGAAGACATCAAGGAAGACGAAGACATCAAGGAAGACGAAGACACATTGGCTGATAGAACTATCGATCTTGAAGTTATGAGTTATATCGATTTAAAAGAATTGGCCAAAGATCGAGGGATTGAGTTTAAATACAATATTTCGAAAGTAGATTTGATCGAGCTTATAAAAGCCGACATGGTTACGGTTCTGGACAAATAACTTAAGACAGGAGGAAACAAAAATGAATATCGCAATACATTGTGGTGGAATGCCTTTTGATGGAATGTCTATATCAGAAGGTAAAGGATTAGGGGGATCTGAATCTGCCGGTTATTACATGGCGAAAGAACTTGCAGCTTTAGGTCATACGGTTGTTATGTTTACTGAGTCACAGAGAACAGGCGTTTGGGATGGTGTACGGTATGAATGGGTAGGTGAGCATACCAAGGAAACACCGTTAGGAAGACGCTTTCATTTTGGTACACAGGCTCCGAATGATGTCATGATAATTCAACGACATCCACAGGCTTTTAGCTATGAGTATAATGCAAAATTAAAGCTTTGGTGGCTGCATGACCTCGCATTGTATCGTAATGCCGGACTTGTACAGGCACATTTACATTCGATAGATCAGATGTTGACTGTATCGGAGTTTCACAGGAATCAGGTTTCTGAAGTGTACGATATTAACAAAGATTTTATAACACCTACATGGAACGGTGTGGATTATTCTATGTTTGAAGGTCTCGAAAATCTGGAACGTGAAAAGAACAGTCTGGTATTTGCAGCAAGACCGGAACGAGGGCTTGAACCGCTTGTCGGTAAAGACGGTATCATGGAGAAACTCCCTGAATGTCATCTGTACGTTTGCGGTTATGAGAATACTACATCTCAAATGGCTTCGTTTTACAAGTACCTTTTTCAACGTTGTAAAGAACTTCCTAATGTCACTAACTTAGGGGCGTTGGGAAAGGAACAGTTATATAAGTTATTAGCTCAATCCATGTTGTACGTTTATCCGACAACGTTTGAGGACACAAGCTGTATCATGGTCTTGGAAGCAAATGCTGCCGGTACTCCGTTCTTAGCTTTTAAGACAGCAGCTTTACCGGAAACATGCAAGGGTAGTGGATCAAAGTTACTACCATTGAAAAAGGGAAAGGAGGATAAAAATAAATTTGCTCATACTGTAAAGTGTCTTCTTAATGATTCTGCGAAGTGGGAGAACCTTCATGAGAAAGCTAAGAATAAAAAACAGTCATGGGCGAGTGCTGCCAAACAATGGGATTCTCTTTTTAAGGATCTACTGAAAAAGAAATGTGATAACAAGATACGGTTACACCGGCATTTTGAGCGTTACAGTGACATAGTTCCGGCTGTGTGGGATGAAGCGACAGACGAAACTATCCCGGAGCTAAGCAGAAAGTACAAATTTTATTTTGAAAATAACTACAAAGAACATTTGGAGCGGTATTACAAGTACGAGAAAGATCGTGGAGTTATTTACGGCCCTGAATCAATGGTCGGTAATTCACGTTTTGAATGTGTCTCTGAAAAAATAGGTGAAATAAATCCAAAGTCTTTGCTTGATTACGGCTGTGCTCATGGACATTTCGTAATGAACCTGATGAAGCGATATCCTGATATCAGATATTTTGGAGTTGATATAAACAGGTCTAACATTGAAGCGGCTAAGAAATGGGCTATGGATGATGGTGCGACTCAGGAAGTCGCGGATAATCTATTTCTTGAAAGTTCCATTGAAGAAGGTTTTGAGTTAGCCAGTAAAGTTGACTTGTTACTCGCTTCGGAGATCCTCGAACACGTACCTGATCCAGTCAAGCTAATGACGGATTTAAAAAAGTATCTAAATCCTGATGGTTACGTGATTATAACTGTTCCGTATGGAGCTTGGGAAGCTGTCGGATATCATGAACATCCCGAATGGCGATCTCATTTACATCACTTTGAACGGCGAGATTTGTATGAGATATTCGGTTCACAGGATGAGTATAAACTGTTAGCCGTTCCTAATCGTGGTGAGTACGGTCATTTTGTATTGACGTTTAAAAACAGTAACACAAAATTTGGCTGTATTGATTACAATCGAAAGATAGTTGAACAGAATCCAAAAGAAACGCTGTCTGTCTGTCTGATTGCTAAAGATGCTGAGTACACAATTGGTAAGACTCTACAATCAATTGAACTGATAGCGGATGAAATTATCGTTGCTATTGATGAAACTACCACAGACGAAACGGAAAGAATTTGTAAAAAGTTCGGGGCAACTATTTTAAAAATCCCATCACCAATTAAGATCGGGTTTGATAAGGCAAGGAATCTAAGTATCGAGAACGCTATTATGGATTGGATATTCTGGATCGATTGTGATGAAACACTCGAACATCCATTGCGGATGAATAAGTACCTGCGTCAGAACTGTTATGATGGTTACGGTATCAAACAACATCACTTTGCTGCTGAACCGGCAGCTTTATTTAAAACAGACTATCCTGTCAGGCTGTTCCGTAATAATGGGAATCAGGAATTCTTCGGTGTCGTTCATGAACACCCGGAAAAAGGTTACGATGAGGGGCCGGGGAAGATTACGATCATTCCTGATATAGCGATAATGCACATGGGCTACAGTACGGAAGAAGTCAGACGAAAACGGTTTGATCGAAATTGGCCGCTAATGAGAAGGGAATGGAAAGCACATCCTGAGAGAAAATTAACTAAGTTCCTATGGGTCAGGGATCTGGCACACTATATTAAATACAATCTTGAGGAAAACGGCGGTATTATAACCAATAAAATGATAGAGTGTGCTGATGAAATGATAATTGTTTGGAGAGACTTGCTTAAAATGGGCGAGACTCGTTTACTCATTGAGACAATTCCTTTCTATTCAGAAGCGGTTAATATCAAGGGTAATGGTATTGAGTACGTTTTTAATTTGGAAGCAACGAAGTTTATAGAAGGGATCAAGCTTGACGATGATCCCATAATCGGTAGGTTTGCTTCTAAGGAAGACGTGGAAAATTTAACAAAACATTTGGTTGATCAGAAACTAAAATATTTTGATGATAGGTACTTTTAATGGCTTATATAACTTACACGGAATTAACTAATCGGTATCAGGTAATCACAACTTGGAATACAAGCGAATCTATTGTTACTGATGATTTAATTTATTATGCGGAAGTTGAACTCAACGGACGCTTGGCTTCTCATTTCACTGTACCATTTGCAGCCGCACATCCTACGGTGAAAGATTTAACTATGGATATGGCGTACTACAAAGCTCTTGTTACTAAAGATCCTGAGAAGGCTGAGAAGATACATGATGTTGTGATAGGACGGATCGAGAAAATTAAGAAAGGAGAGGAATACATTTACACTGGCTCGGGAACTACCATACTTCCAACAGGTGCGGGTGAAGAAATCTGGTCATCAACTGAAGATTATCATCCGGTACACAGTATGTTTGATGCCGAAGATCCTCTTACAAGGATAAGTTCCGAGCAGCTCTATGATGAAGCACAGGAAAGAGAATGATTTCAATGAAAATGGTCGGTATGAAAGCTTTTCAACAGGCTATGAAAAACCGACTAAAAAAATTGAAGGATAGGCGAAAGGTCTATGGTCGTGCTGTAGTTATAATTGATCGATGGATTCAAAAGAATTTTCAGCAAGAAGGTAAACTCGCAATGGGTGGTGGTGGCTGGAAATCTTTAGCTGCTGCCACGATTGAGCAAAGGAGAAAAGGAAAGAAATCAAGATTTGGAACTAAGATATTACAGGATAGGGGCTGGTTAAGAGACAAATGGAAAAAAACTTGGACAGCTCGTTATGGAGCAGTTCAGTCTAAAATGGATTATTCGGAAGGTCATCATAAAGGATTGGGACATTTGCCGGAAAGACGAATACTACCTACGGAAAAACAGATGATGCCTGAACTAACGAAAGTATTCGAACATTTTGTTTCGGTAAGTATAAAATAGTATCGAAAATAATTGTTGTGGGCTGATTAGACCAACGATCTCGACATGACACGTACCCAAACATGGGTAAATTTTAAACACGCTTAAAAGCTATCAGATTATGATAAATTTTAAAAACATAACACAGGCAATTGAGACAATACTGAACGCTCAATTGTCAGATTACAAAATAGTTCGGAACGAATTGAGAAACGTTGATCCGAATCAGGCTACATGGGGCAAAGGCTGGATAGGTATATACAGAGGGAAACTTGATTATGAACCTCATACAACCGGAGCCACACCTTGGCTTGTTTCTGCTGATGTCATTATTGAAATTCAGGTCGCTTCAATGACTTCAGGTGACGATGCTGAAGACAAGTTACAGGACGCTGAACAAGAGGTACTTAATGCGTTAGTAACCGATTTAACACTTGGCGGTACGGTATTGATGACAAACGGTTTTAGTATAGAGTACGACTATAACGAAGATGAACAGGTCTATTACCATGCTGCCGTAATTACAGTACGAGGAGAATTAAGAGCATGAAGATAAAATGGATTGATGATCAAAGAGAGGTGCCGGGAATCGGTATTCTTAATACGGATGATATTGTAAATTTACCGGCTGATATGGCAAAGAATTTCATAAAACAGGGGCAAGCTGAATCTGTTGGAAAAAAAAACAAAAAAACCAAAGATGAAATATAAGTTTCGACATTTTGCAATAATAGGATGTGGACTTTCAGGGAGTTCATTACTACAGAGTATTTTAAATAAACATTCTGAAGTTATTGTTATGTTTGAGCAGTATTCGAAGTCACCTGATTATTTCACACTTTGGATTGAAGAAAAGTATGAGCATGAGAAAAGGGGTGTTACATTCGGAATTAAGAATCCGGTAGAAGTTTTAATCAACAATAACTGGCCGGAGGAAAAGATATTAGAGATCAGCGATTACTTTTTTGTAATCTGGAATCTGAGAAAATTTAGTGGATATCTGGACTCAGCTAAAAGGCGATCAACTTTTATACATCCAAAAGCGAAAGAATTTTGGGATAAATCAAATGAACTGTACTGGAAGGTCAGGGAAAGGCACCCGGATAAATTATTGTCTCTTAATTTTGAAGAATTAGTCACATATCCAAAAAGAGAAATAATTCGAATGTGTGACTTTTTAAATATAGAGTTTGAGCCGGAAATGTTAGACGTTAAACATAACGATAAACTTAGATATTCCAACGGAAAGATACTTGCGGAAAAGGCATTTATATAAAATTTAAACAAGGAGAATTAAAATGGCATACGGAATGAAAGGACATCTTGGGATCTGTTTTCAACAGAGTTTTGGTACTGCTTATATCAGTAGTTTTTTCTATGTACCGCTTATCAGTGAAAGTGTTGTTGAGAGTATTCCACCCATTGTATCTGAGGGGATGCGTGGACGATTCGAAGAAGGTGACAGTTACGAAGGTGCTCATGAGGTTGCCGGTGATGTAGTAATCCCTGCACATCCGGTACTCTTAGGAGTACTGCTTAAAGCGTGGTGCGGTCAGTCTTCAGGTTCGTTAGCAACGTCAGTCTATACTCATACTTTTCAACCGAAGACCTCAGATTTTGGTACTATGGCTGCTGTTCCACCTATGACGATTGAGGTATATAGAGACAGTGGTTCTGCTCACCAGTATCATGATTGTTTATGTAACGGACTTTCGATTGAGATAGCGTATGGTGCAATAATTAAAGCTACTATGAGTATTATGGGAGCAAGTTTTGCAAAGGTTGCTAAAACAGGCCCAACATATATTGCAGGGAGTGAGTTTGTATGGAATCAGTCAAGTATCAGTTTTGGCGGTGCGGTTGATGAAGTATCTCAGATCACTTTAAACATGGCTAATAATCTCGAGGGAAGAGGTACACTTGACGGTACAAAGAAATTTAATCGGATAAAACGTGCCGGTTTTCGTACAATAGATGTGTCAGGTACTATTCTTTTTGTGGATGATGCTGAGTTCGATAAATGGCACGGACAGACTACACAGAAAACAGTAATCACGGTAACAGGCCAAGCTATTACAAGTGGTTATAATGGAACATTTGAGGCCGATATACCTACAATGCGGTATTCGGAGTTTCCGGTAAACATAGGTGGCCCCGGAATGATAGAGGTCGGATTTGCTGCGTCTGCGAAGTATAATACTGGTTCAGCGACAATGGCAAAGTTTACGTTAGTTAACACACAATCAGTTTATTAAACGAAAGGGGGAAGCATGGACGTTATAATTGGATGGAGTTCATACGAGACAAAATTTTTAGATGATCCGGTAACTATGGAGTTACGATCATTGAGAACGGAAGCATTTTTTAAATTACTTCCACTCATGCAGCATAAAAATGCAAAACAACCAAAAGAGTCTGTTGAGAAATATCTTAAGCGGCTAACACCGGAAGAAAAGATTGAGATACAGGGAGCAAGTATTAAGACTCAAAAATTATCGGTTGAAATATTTCCTGATCATGTAAAGAATATAACAGGAATAACGTTAAACGGCAAAGCACCGACTTTTGAAGATTTGGCACAGGAAGCAATTTTTCTTAATTTAGCGGTAGATATTTGTGGAGAACTTATATCGAGAACAAAACTTACAAGGGATGAGGAAAAAAACTCCGAAGGACTGTCCGCTTCTTCAACACAGGACGATTAATTAACGCAAACTTTGCGGGTAGTCCTTTTTCGGTATGGTTAAAACTTTTTCATATGTGTCACGAATGGACGTATGACGGTGGACAAGCAGTATCAAAGAGTAAAAGAACTTTTCGAACTGGTTACTATAAACGTTTATACTTACCGTCATCAGGTGATTTAAAGGATCAGTTTATTATTGTAATGGATATTTTAAATATTATTCGTATCGAGGAAAATGAGATAGCAACAAATGTCTGATAAAATAGAAATCATAATAGCTGCAAGAGATAAATTTAGTGGAGCCTTTGGTAAACTTACAGGGATGCTTCCATCTGCTAAGACACTGGCTCTTGGAACTGCTGCTGCAATCGGTGGTATAGGTACGGCTCTTATAGCTATGACGAAATCAACTGCTAATGCTTACGACAAGGTTCAAAAATTTTCTGAACGGATAGGTATTTCAACGGAAGCTTTAAGTAGTTATCATCATGCTGCGGAACTTTCAGGTGTTTCAACAATGGCTTTTGATACGAGTTTACAGAGAATGACTCGGAGGATATCAGAAGCCGAACAGGGAATAGGTGTTGCTGTAAATGCGTTGGATGAATTAGATATCTCGATTGATTCCATTACAGGGAAATCACCGGATCAACAGTTTGAAATAATTGCCGGGGCTATGGAAGGTATGGCAAGTCAATCTGATAAAGTCCGTCTTGCTATGCAATTCTTCGATACCGAGGGTGTCGGGATGTTACAGATGTTGACAAACGGCACGAAAGGTCTAAAGGAAATGACTACCGAAGCTGAGAGATTCGGTCTTGTTATCTCCGCTGAAGCCGGTGCTAATGCTGCTGCTTTTAATGACTCCTTAACACGGATAACTGCTTCATTTACAGGATTGAGAAATAAGATCGCTGAAGACGTGATGCCGGTAATGACTGAGATGGCGAATAAATTTGCTAACTTCGTGGCTGATAATAGAGAAAAGATTATAGACTTTGGTAAAAAGGCAGGGGGATCTTTTTTAGAGATAGTTGAAAAAGGTGTTTTTGCTGCTGCCGTACTTCATGATGCGTGGCGTGGTCTTGGAATGATATTTGCGACTATGCAAATCGGATTCTATAGTTTTATACAAGGACTCGAAACTACAGGAAAAAAGATCGGAGATTGGTTAATATCTACCGGGTGGGCTGAAAGACAATATGATGAGACAAAAAGATTTTTTAAAATAATGGATGCAACTGGTAAATCTACTGCTGAAACAGAAGCTAATTTAATCAAAGCTGAAGAGGCTCTTAATAAACTTGTGGAAACCGGATCGTCATTAGGTAGGGTGGAAGAAATAATAGATTTAATGAAAGAAAAATTTAAAGAATTAACTACAGAAATGTCCGAAGATAATTTTAGATTATTTTCAGATATTTCATCTTACTTAGAACTTAATGCTGCTAATGCTCAAACAAATGCTGATGAAATAGTTGAAATACATACAATGCGTCTTGAACAAATTCGAGAATTAGAAGCTGCTAAACAAGCTGAGGATGCTGTTATTTTAGCACAGTGGCAATCTGATGAGGAAGTACGAGCACAGGAAGAGATTGCAAGAACAAAAGCTATTGCTGATACGAAGATGGCGATTGAAAGACAGTTTTACAGTAATCTACTTGTAATCGGGAGAGCTTTCGGTAGAACTATGTTTAAAATAATGCAACTTGCAGCCGTTCCTCGTATGTGGATAGATGCCCATGAAGCAGCAACGAAATCATTAGCAGCTTATCCTTTTCCTTGGAATATTGTAATGGCTGCTGCGTCTTATGGAGCAGTAGCAGCTCATATCGCAACCGTGTCTGGTCTTGCACCGGCAGCTCACGGTGGTATTACTTCCGTACCAAGAGAACAAACGTTCTTACTGGATAAGGGGGAGCGGGTTTTATCACCTAACCAGAATCAAGATTTCACGGATTTTATTGGAGGTGGTAACGCCGGATCACAAAGTATAAATGTGGAAGTATTACCAAATGCAAGTAACGTACAGGCTATGCTTCAGATGGATAAAGACGATTGGTATAATATCGTAAACGATAAAGTCATACCGGCTATGAAACGATTAAAGACTGTCGGAGTTGAAGTTTAATGGCAACTTTTGAATTGGGAATATCGAGTGCAAATGCTGTTACGTTTTATCCTGAGTGGGATTACAAGGCCGGTAAAATACAGATTCGTAATGAACACAGA